ACATCTCGGCGTATCATTGCCATAGATTCACCGAAACACTGAATGATTTAAGAACATTCAGTATTCTTCTTCTTCGTGGTCTTCTTCGTGGTCTGCTTCAACACGAGAGCCGCCACGCCATTGACGGCAAGACCAGTAACGAGGTGTTGTCTTATCTGTTGCTGTGGAACAATTGTGTCGGTCACGAAACGCCTTACGTCGCTTCGGGTCATCTCTTTTGATTTCCATGTTAGGGTCGCCAAACCGGACAATAACTACACGACCAGCACTGTTTCGCACATACACACCAAACTTCTTTCTTTGGTTAGGTGTTCGGAATGGTTTGTTGAGAGTTACTGAACGACCTTGATATTCGGCAGCACTTAGTTCTTGTTCTGCATCAGAGTCATTTTTACGATACCACTCAAGAAACTCTTTTTCATTTGCACCGGGAAAATACATTGTTTGACCATCTGCTGTTTTAGTGCTATGTGTTTTTCCCTTAAATCCTATTTCTCGGGATTTTTTTACTGCTTCCATTCGACTCATGAAAATGTAATCTTCCATTTTAGATTTCACTGTTACTCCCCAATCTTGATACATTTCCATATCGTTTGCTCGCGGGTGCGATTTAGGAAGAAGGTCATTGTCCTGTTTGTAGTTAGGGTTGCTTGGTCGTCCGCGACGAACCAGATACAGGAATGCACGAACTCGTGCAAATGCCCATCCACCACGACTCATGTTAGGAGCGTGAGATGTGCTAAATGCGCCTGCTCCGCGACGATACACAGCCTTAAGCATACGAAGAGTTACCTTGCGCTCATTCTTGGCATTGTGCTTAGTCACCATTTCTCTAAGTGTGGATTCAGTTTGCTTGCTGAATGTAATTTTGCCACCTTTGCCCTTAGCAGAGCCGGGTGGGTTACGCTTGCTGCCTTTGCGCCGTTCGCTTGGCTTGGCTGGTGTTTTGCGTGGGTCATTACTACCCGGACGGCCATGTTGACCGCCGTGCTTTGCCGTAGCGTCATCTGCCGCACATTGCCCCATTTCGGCACAATTGGCCTCAGATGCACATGAGTCACAAAACTCCATGTTTGTTTGGGACGCACTGGATGATTTATCAGCATAACTAACGCAAACCGCATACCGTTGTTTTGTATTACCAAACTCATCAACCATCTTTGAGTCGGACATACATCGAGTAAGAAACTTATCTCTTGGTTCATCTGCTCCGCGTGTTGGCATGTAATCACCTGTAAATAAAAATTGGTAATTCTACCAGATGGTTGTATATTTCTTTGCTCATGATGTCTGAGACATCTTCGTAGCAAGTAACTGCAACACCACCTTGCTTCTCAACCTGAGCAAATAGTATTTCTGGATTAGTCCCGTTGATTGGATTGACAAGTGTAACCTTTGGCTTCTCAGGAAGACAACGGTTTCTATGCGAAAGTAATTCACTATACACACCTTGCCCTCTTGAGTTAGGATGAATAAAGGTGTTACCTACGAAGTAAAAACCACCCATATCCCTATATGATGTATAGCCAAGCATTTCGTTATGATTAACTCTTACAAAATAGGTTAGTGGTGCAACGATTTCAGGATAACCCTTCTCAATCGCAGTCACAAAGTTATCAGTAATGTTACGAAGTTGTTTTTCGCTCATCACATGAAATCTCATGCAGACAACTCCCTATTCAACCACTTGCGCTCTATCATTTGAGCCTCTCCATCAGCATCTTCCCATATAGCATACCAGTAAAAGTCATAATGTGTGCTGTTACCATCAGTAAAGTTACTTAGGCGAAGCATCTGCGGGTCATCTGCGTAACCCTGAACATAATGTAAGGAAGTGTTGTATTGGATAGGAGGATTAGTCCCATTGCTTGAGTTCACAGAATATACGAGGAATTGCACAGATACGTTGTAACCATCTAACTGATTAGGTTCTGTGCCGCAATCAAGGTCATAGAATACAACAGCAGATGTGTTGTTAGTTCCTATGTTGATACCATATAGGTTAATCTCACAGGGTTGCTCAACAACTTCTATTGACCACATCCAAATGCGCTCAAGTTGTTCGTCATCAATCATTGCTGTGATGCGGGGAACCCAAACACCAGCGGCAACATTGTCAAAGGTATGTGCAACATCAGTAGGTTCATCACCAGATACAGTTACATAATGATGGTAATCCACTTCGTCATCTTCACCCGGAGGGTGCATGTCAATATCAATCTCTATGACTTCTCCTTCGCAATCCTGTGGCACAACTCGGAATGCTACTAAGATAGCATCTTGTTCTGTATCTTCGGCTACATGGCCTCGGTAGTGATTATGAATCTCAACCTTGCACTCAGGCTCAGGGTCATATTCGCATGACTCGTCGTCTTCTGTTGCTTCTGGATTGTAGTTGTTGGCAGAGTCATCTGTGCAGCCATACACGGGTTCAGGTGGATACTCGCAAGACCCGTCGTCCTCTGTGGCCTCACTGTTGTAGTTATCTGCATCTGAGTCCATACAACCATACACTGGCTCCGGTGGATATGTGCATGAGCCATCGTCTTGCTGTGCGTTATCATCATAATTTTCCGCTTCGGGGTCTGTGCATCCGGGCCGAGGCGGTGGTGGATTAGGTTCACACGACCCATCATCAACAGTGGCATCGGGATTGTAATTTGGTGCAGCGTCGTTAGTGCATCCTTCAATCGGTTCGGGTGGATATTCACAAGAGCCGTCGTCAGTGTTAGCATATTCGTCATAATTATCTGCTTCCGAATCTATGCAGCCCCAAACTTCATCAAAAGTATCATCGGGATAATAATCGTTAGGCTCATCGTCACCAACAAAGTCCGTTACCCCGAACATTTCAAGTGAGCCGCCGCCACCAATTAGTAGGAAAATAGGTGCAATCATAATCACAATTTTACGAATGTTTTCTGCTTTGCGCTGGACAGATTCAATGGCCCGGTCCACTATGTCGCCTTCAAGAGTGGTTTCGATAGCAACTTCTGTTTTGTTGTCTCCACCATTCAACACTTTGTTATCAGATACTTCTTTGTTAATGGCTTGGACGGTGTTGATAAGTTCTGCGGCTTCTTTAAGTTCAGCCACAAGGTCACGCTTTTCGCGGTTGGATTCGTTAAGGACGCCATCATCCATAAGGTCGGCAAGAACATCCTGTTCATCTCTACCTGTGGCTTCTGCAAGAGTTTTTGCCTTGCGAACGAGCATGTCGAAGTCGTCAGGCCCCTCACTCATCGCCCTCACTCGCCCACGGTTTCTCCAACCTCTTCTCCATCTCCATCTGATGCTCATGTTCAGCGGCCTCCCTTACGCGCTCATGTTCAGCATTGGTTGGGATTAAGTCGCCTTCTGCGGTCTGCTCTGCTTCCCACATGCGTAGTAGAGTATTGAATGCTGGGGCTGCAACACCACCGATAATAGCGATGAGTGCAATGAAACCATCAAGATTCATTAAGACGACATCAGGATAAAAGATACCCATACCTACGACTGCACCGGAGGCAATCATCCAGAGGTAAATTACGGGGATGACGGTCCTACTGACCATCTTGTCATTGAATGACTTACTCGCTCCCTTCTTCGCCATTTTGTCTCATCTCCGATGCCCCCGGCTGTGAATCCTCACGGGGTAATTCTCCAATATTTTGAGTGTTGTTTGAACCTTCCTTCCTTTCGTTACCTTTTCTTCCTGCAAGTGGTATGTTTATGATGTCCAAGGCCTGATTAAGTGTAATGATACCTGCGTTGTAGCCAAGAACTGCTCGTTGCATCATGGCAAGTGGAGTTTCACTGTCCATAGCCTCAAATCTAATGGGTGGAATGTCACGCTTGCTGTGAGGAATACCAAGAAGTTCAAGATGCATGGAAAAAAGGTCGTGGACGGCTTCTCCAAGAATCTTTTGGAGGCGGCTAATTGCTTGGACAGCCCAAAGGTTTGCGTTGTAGGTGGCTGCGAAGGTGCTACCCTGCTCTTGACCCGCAGCAACACGAGGGACTTGTAGCACAGCGGCAATGTCAGCGTTAATGCTGTCAAGAAACTGTGACGACTGTGGGATTGCGTTTTGTAAGTCCACATGATGTAGTTCAACATAGTGGGGTAGGACGGGTATTTGGTCGCCTCGCAGTCCATCGAAAAGTTTGATAACCTCATCTATAATGTATTGTAGTCGCTGCTTTTGCTCGTTGGGGTCTTGGATGTGTTCGATGGCAGATTTGTCAATAGTAATATACTGCTTGGTCATCGCGTCTTCAAGGCTTACGCGGTTGTTAATTGTGTTATACTTTGCGCGTATAGGTTGTTTTAGCGAGGTAAAGCGAGAAGCACCCCACACGCCGTAGGTGCTTCGTCCTTTGTTGTCGGTGAACCAGTTGGAACGGTAGTCAAGGCGGATATGCAGAACTTCATCAGAGGGAAATGCTTGCTCATACATTGTGCCTTCGCGTAGCATGTATGTAACTGCGCGTGAAATAGGTGTATCTTCGTCGGCTACGAAGTAAGAGCCGAGGCCACCACGGTCGTCTACAATTGTGATTTGTTTGACGGGAAGGCTTTGCAGACCAGTGATTCCTGTGCCAGCACGACCTACAATTTTGTTTATGTCATTACCATATACCATTAGGGAGCGCATACCATTGATGAGAAAATCATCAAAGTCAAGGGATTCCATCAGGTCTTGGATTGCATTTCGGATTGTAGCGTTCTTCCCGCGTGAGAAGTCCACTTCGTAATTGTTCGCTGTAAGCGAAACTGCGCGGACTGCACCGTTGAGTTCCGGGTCTAACTTAATCATTTTGTCGTAAAGGTCGAACTCGTTGTCGAAATTACTATCTTTTTGCAAGACCTCAGTGTCCCGCATGATGTCAGGAATACCAGCAGCGACGCGCAGGGGTGTAGATGTAGCAACTCGTTCTTGTGGTTTTTCTTCTGCCTCTACGTTTCTTCGGCGGAAGAAAGAAAAACGACGCTCACGCTCTGCCATGAAAGGCTACTGTTGCCGGTGGTTCTTAAATCATTGTGATAGATTGCAGGAAAATTAGCAAAATTGCCAATAATCCACCACTTTTTGCGACTTTTTTATTGATTGCGCGGTCTACGGAGTAAAGTGGCCCGTTTTTAATTTCCTTAAGGTCTTTTTGCATGTCGTCAACTTTGGTTTCGACCGACAAAAGACGGGCCGAGTTGTCATAAATCGGCTTGAAATGAGTGCGAAACTCGGAAAATACATTGGACTGTTCGTCCAGCCTCCCTTGAATGAGGTATAGGCGGTTCAAGATTTCTCTATCGTCCATTAGTCCGCACAGGGTTCGCGCGTTGTATGAACATTCGCCATAGTTATTTCTTTTTCTTAGTTATGTTTTTGCCAGAAAAAATCAATGGCTTTCAGTCATGCGGTTTGTTTAATTGTTTTTTTTGTTCAAAGATGTTTTAGAATTATAGGAAAAACCTTAATACACTAATGAAGTAAAAAAATAATAAGCGATTTTGCCATTCAGTAGTGCGTTTAATTCTTTTTGAGGCTGTAAATACAATAAAATCAAATAACGTAACGGGTCCATTTATAACCCAATCGACATTTAGTAGATTTATGGGCGGAAATGAAACGGCGCGAGCAATGTATATTGAAGCATTAATTCGCTCCCATGTAGAAAAAGGTTGGAGCAACTTAACTGAGTTTGCGAGGTTTTTGTCAAGCGTTGATGATAAACAAGTAGCAGCAGAAAGTTGGCGAAAAAACATTCGTAATTGGTTGCTGAGAAATAAAATGGAGTTGCCTAACCCAAGTGACTTCAAAGACATAGAAGAAGATTGGTTGATGACTGAGCCTTATTATCATGATAAGCAGAATGATAGATATATCACCAGCCTTAATTCTGGTTTAGTTGTTGTTGATGGTAATACACATAGGCTTATGCGCGAAACATATAGTGATTTCATGGGTAAGGGCTACACTGTAAGTCAGATGGCGTTGAAGTTCAACTTTCCTCGCCAGTGGATTGCTGAGTATGTTCGGGTGCATGAGTGGAAACATGAAATGGACCCATTTACAGACGGCGATATGCTTGCTCGTCCAATAGACGACTTGATTGAAGAGGTTATCGAAAAGCAGCGTATGGCTTTCATGAAGAAGGCTGAGGCTAAGATGATGACTCAAATGAAGAAGGATGCCGAGGCATTTAACGAATTGGACTACTATCTTCTTAATGAGTTCCGTAATTTGTTGGGTAACGTAGACCACTCTAAGCGGTATGAACCAATTGTGTTAGAGGCTGCTATGGCGGAGTATGTCGCAGTTATTTCCCCTACGGACTTCCACTGGGGTATGTATGGCTGGCAAGACGAAACAGGCGAGGCGTATGGCTTTGAAGTTGCCAAAGAAAGGCTGGTTAGTAAGACCAAGAACTTGATTGGTCGTCTTCCGGGCCAACCTGAAAAGATTATTGTTCCTACTGGTAGCGATTGGTTCCATGTCGATACTGATGCTGCTACTACTACACGCGGGACTCAACAAGATGTGGCTGGCTCTCCCGGTCAGATTGTAATGAGTGGTTGCGAAATGGCTCGTGAACATATCGAAATGCTACGCGCTGTCGCTCCTGTGCAGGTTGTTTTCATGCCGGGTAATCACGACCGTATGACCAGTATAGCACTTATGATGTATCTGA